TTGAGCGCCCAAATCACGAGCGCGGAGCAGTCCGTCTCGCCGCCGTTGTAGATGTTCCAGCGCTGGGACTGGTCATAGCCAAGGTCCCACACGCGGCACGCCTTGTCCATGGCCGCAATGGCCGCACTGAGATTAGGCATTTGTGATCTCCTTCTCGTCGCTTTCGTACACGTCGTGCTCCACGTGCAGGCACCTAGGACACTGCCAGTCCTGCCGCATTGGGTCGCTTTCCTTGCGCAGAACCTCGACCATGCGCGCGCCGCACATGCAGCACGTGCGCGTGGTCGGCAGCGGGCTAGGCCGCGTCATGCGCACCGCCCTCGTCGCTCGCGCTGTTCAGCGTCTCCATAAGCACGCGAAAAAATCGCTTGTCACCGAGCTCTGGGTCAAGCTTCACCGCGTTTTCCATGCACGAGACCGCCTCGTTGATGGCGAGGTACACGATCATTGCGGTGGTGACTGGTGCCGAGAAAGGCATGTCGATGCCGCCGAGCATCATGCCGTCCAGCACGTCGCCCACGGCGATGATTCCCATCTCGCCCGTCTTGTGCCACAGCCCCTCGCGCATCTTCGCTGACTTGACGCTCTTGTTCTTCACTGCCGCCGCATAGCCGAGCAGTATGTCAAGCAGCATCAGGAAGCAGAAGGCCGCGAATGCCACCTGCGCGACCGAGTTGTCGCGAAGCGGCTGCATGAAAACGTCGATAAAAATTGGTGGATGCATGTGTTACTCCTCTACTCTCCGCATGGTGTGACAAGAACGCAAATGTCGTTGACCTTGTGCGATGCCTCATAGTTCGAGTACGTCATGTATGCGTCTCCGACATATGCGGACGCGCTTGTGCTGACGCTTGCGTCAATGCTTGCCCTGAAACTCTTATTAGCGTCAAGTTTGAAAAAGTACCTTATAGACTGCGGGTTGTTGCCAACGTCGAGTTCGCTTGCGCTGCTTCCGTCGCTCGTTAGGCTCGTTCCAGACATGAGCGTATATTCCTTGCGCTCGCACACGTCTCCGCTGGCCTTGTCGGTGATGGACAAATCTAGTTTCAGGTACGAATTCGTGGCGATTGTTGACTGCGAGTTTGACGGTACCTCGCTGCTCGTATACGTACCGATTGATCCGCTTGACTCGCCTTTGAATATCGCCGAAACGTCTACGATAACGAACCCAGTGTCCGTTGTCTCGAAGTCCTTGTATATGACCTCGTTGACGCTCTTGCTCTTGGCGAGAGATGGAAGCATCATCTCAATGTCGCTCTTGCTGACGTATCCCGATGACGTTCCAAGGTTGATTGACGTAGTAAGGGAATCGGCTGACGCAGAGAAGCTGAACGATGGTTGAGAAAACGCATACTTCGAAAGCGACACGAACCCGCTCCCAGTAAACGGGTTCCTAACAGACAGTCCAGTTACCGCCCCGTCTCCGAGCTTGAGTATCGGGATCCCAGAAGGGTCGCTTACCGTAATCGTTCCAGTATTGATGTAGTCTGCGTTTATTCCGACCGCGTATATCCTGTTGAGAATCGCGTTTCCGTCTGCCGTCATTCCAGCGGTGTACGTTTTGCCGCCGTCAACAGAGACGCCTATCGCAGCCGCCGCCATTTTCCATATTACCTTCGAGCGGCCAATCGTCTCGGCGTCGTGGAGATAGTAGACGGCTGAACCGTCCTGCAACGTCTCCTTGGTGCTGTAAAGCCCGGCCTTCTCGCTTATCTTCTCTGCGAGGCTGTTGAGCGCCGCCTCCCTGGCCTCGTGCTCCCTCGTGATTATGCGCTTCACCTCTTGGAGCGTCTGCGTGCTCGCGCTCGCGTTGATTGCTGCCTTGTGGGTGGGAGTCTCCGCGTTGCAGGCTACGCTCTCGTAGCTCCCGACCGTGTACGTGAGCTGGGTGATGTAGCTCCTGTAGGCATTCGCTGTGTAGTCGGTGACGTACACGGCGTCACCGCACTCCATCACCGGGTTTCCGAGAGTTGACGCCGAGAACGCCCTGAACTTCAACCCAACGACGTTCGGAGCTATGAGGTCTGCGACGCGCTGCGCCGTGCCGAATGACACGAACTTGTTGCCGCTTATGGAGAGGACGTAGCCAGTCTTTCCAGACAGCGCCGTCTCGCCCTTCTCAGCTATGCCGCCCTCGCTTGTCTCCTCGTCCTGCGCTGTGACGCTCACGCCAGTGATCGTAACGTCATCGGTGCTCACCTTTGACTGTTGGTTGCGTGCCAGCACCCAGAAGTTGCGGTTGGAGAACTCGCCTGCGTCAACCTTCGCGCCAGACGAGTAGTCATCGAACGTGCCGCCGTCTGCGGTGTCACCGTCAGAGTACGGGACGGTGCTCGTGTTGAACGTGCCGCCGTCCAGGTTGGCCGCGTCCTTGAAGTCGGTAGGATCGTACCAGTCGAGCACGATGTGGCCGAGGTTGCTGCACTTGACGTAGCAGCACGCTATCTGGGCGACCCACGCGATGCCGCTCAGGCACGTGTCGCTGTCAACGAGCTTCGGGGCGTCCCTCACCTGATAGTCGTTGTTTGGAAACGCGGAGCTTTCGAGCGTGACGCCGCACGCATCGCACAGTTTCAGCGCTATGTCTCCGAGCGTGGTGGGGTAGGAGATGCTTACGGTGTTGAGCGCGACCTTCATCGAGTTGAGCTTGTCGTATGCCTGGATCTCGATTGACCTGCCAGTGGAGGTCGGCCTGTCAATGTCGTACACGCCGATTTGCAGCCATTCCATCGTCCCGTTCACGGCGGTTCCGACCGATGGGGTTATGGTCGAGCCAGAGAAGTCGTACTTGCTGAACTTCCCGTCGTAGTTGGCTATCGTGGCCTTGAACTGGCCGACGATGGCAGAGCCTATGTCGAACGAGCCAGTAGAGCTTGTGGCCTCGTCAAACGACACAGTACCGATAACGAAGTCGGAGTTCGCGAGGTCGAGGACGGTGCCGTCTCCGAGCGTGAGAGACGCCTTCACGGATACGTTCGTGTTCCTCTGGACGGCGTTCCTGAACTCCTGCGATGCCTGCCGCACGCTACACCTCGATTATGTCGAACGAAATTGTCTTGAAGGTTGTGCCGCCTACGACGGGGACCTTGTACGACCTGAACGGTGCGCTCATGTCTCCCGTGTAGAACGTCCTCGTCTCGTTCTTTCCGTCCAGCGGGTCGAAGTAGAGCACGCTGACGTACTCAGGGAAGAACGCCTGCAATATCTCGGTAGCCTGCTCCTGGTGGACTATGTTCCATGTGAGGGAAATCTTGCGCTTCACCGTGACGCGGTTCGTGTGCATGGTTCCGTCCTGCGTGCGCCCGGCATCGCTCGCGTTGACGGGCTGTAGGCCCCACGACATCTCTGCCGGGTCCCTGCTGATAGCGTGTCCGTCAACTACGAGCATTGCCATGGTGCGTCTCCTTACGCTAACTGCGGCCTGAATATGCCGCGCTCAGAAAGCTCCTGTTCGCCGCGCCACTCCGCGCGCGCGAGCGTCTGTCCGTCAACGACGAGCTGGATCGTGATTGGCCCGTTGTTCGCAGCCCTGCCAGTGGACGCAACGCTGCCGAGCGCGACCGCGTTGGCAATCTGCGAGACGGGGCTCTGCGTCGAAACCTCGACGGTTCCACCGACGCCGATGTTCGAGCGAATGTCAGACGCAAGGCCGTTCATGGAGCTGACAACGAGGCTCTTGCTGCTCTCGATGCCGCTTGCGAACGTCTTGATCATGTCTGGCGCGTACGTATCGAAGTCGGCAAGCGGTCCAACGTCTGGCGTCGAGAAGTGGATGTACGCCCTAACGAGGTCGGCAAGGTTGCTTGCCGCGTTTCTGACCCATCTCCAACCGCTGCTGATTCCGTTTGCGAACCCAGCCGCGAGGTCTTGGCCCCAGTAGTGCGCGGAGCTGTTGAGTCCAGACAGGTGGCTCTTCGCAGCGCTCTTCAAGTCGCTCGCGGAGCTCGACACGAAGTGCTTGAACGAGCTGATGCCTGAACCGAACTTCTTAGAGATGCTGCCGCCCCAGCTGGACGCGTTGTCGATTGCAGGGCGGATGTTGTTCTTTACGGCGTTGTAGAGGTTCTTAGCTGCGCTTCCGACGGGGATTGCCTTTGCTGAGATTCCGAACTTGAGGTTGTCGCCGACCTTCCCTGAGTTGCCCGAGAAGTAATTGATGACGTTAGACAGGCCGCTCTTAAGCGGGTTGACTATCTGGTTGTTGAAGTTGTTCTTGGTCTGCGTCCACTTGTCCCCGGCGTCCTGCTTGAAGTTGGACCACGCCTTGCCGGAGTCGCTGACGAACTTGGAGATGTTCTTGCCCATCCCGGAGAACGCGTTGCCGAGCGGAGTACCAACGTTTTCGGAAACCCACTGCGAGACTGGTCCCCAGTTCGCCATGAGCGTCTGTACGCCAGACACGGCCAGACCGACAGCCGCCCCGACCCCCGCGCCGACAGGTCCGCCGAACGCAGCTCCGATTGACGCTCCCGTCGCGACTGCACCGGCCGTAGTCTCCGCGAAGTTCGCGGGGCTGAAACCGTCAGTGAGCTGCTTCTTGAAGCCGTCGAAGTTGATGCCGAGGCCGAGCCCAGCGCCAACGGCGGCTCCGAGCGCAGAGCCGACAGAGCCAGCGGCGGTAACGGTGCCAGCGCCACCGACGTGCTCAGACAGCCACGTAGCGACCTTGCCACCGATTCCGGAGCCAGCGAGCTTTCCGAGCAAGCCGCCACCAAGTCCCTCGCCAGCGCCCTCGCCGACAGCCTGGGCAGGTTGACGGAGCTTCCATAGGGCGACGAGCTCAGACACCTTTATCCCGAGCGAGCCGACCTTAGCGGTCGCCCACGCGAGGACTATGGGCCACGTGCCGTTCTCCATGGAGCTCACGAGCGCCTTGCCGACGCCCTTCGCCATGACGGAGAAGAACCTCGTGAGGTGGCCTGGAACGTCGGCGTTTATCAAGAACTGGTTCACGTCGTCCCAGTTGACCGAATCGATTGCCTTCTCGATCATGTCGAGTATGTGGTCCGCGAGCTTGCCAACGTCTGTACCAGCCTGCGCCCAGTCTATGTTCGAGAACATCGCATTGAAGGACGTTTCGATTGCGTTGCCAAGGGCGTTCCAATCAAAGCTGTCAACGAACCCGTGAAGGCCCTCAAACGCAACCTTCAATCCGTCAGACAGGAACCTGCCGACGGCGTTGAAGTCGATGTGCTTTATGGCACCGTTGAGCTTGCTTGCGATTGTCTGTCCCAATGAGGTCCAGTCGTAGTTCTGTACGATTACGTCAATGTTCCAGATGACGCGCGAGATTCCAGACGCGAACGTCTCCGCAAGGTCCCCAAGGCCCTCGGTAACGTCGTCAATGGCGTTCTGCCACGCGATGTTCCTGAATGCCGCGTCAATCGCCACATTTAGCTGCTGCCGCAGTCTTTCAAAGTTAAACTTCTTATATGTGTCGTTGCCGTTTATGAACCCGTGAAGCATTTCGAGCGCTATCTTCACCTTGTCGGTGAGGACGCGACCGAGCGCCTGCGCGTCTATTGTGTCGATTGCCTTGTTGAGTGCCGCCGCAAGTCCGGAGCCGAGGTACGTGAAGTCCGCGTGCTGCGCTATGTCATCAACGAAATGGAGCCCGACGTTGAGCCCGCGCGCGATCGTGTAGCCGAACAAGGTCCAGTCGCGCTCATGCACGAACCCGTTGAACGCCGTCCAGACGCGCTTGGACCACGTGGCCGCAACCTTGTCTATGCGGTCCCAGTCGATGGACTTCTCCCAGTTGTTAAGGGCATCCGCGATGCTCTCGCCGAGTTTCGTCCAATCGTCTGTCTTGGCGAGGTCCTTGTACATGTCGTCTATGTTCGCGTTCTCGAACATAACGTCGTACCCAGCGCCGCCGCCCGCGCCTCCGCCGCCGCCAGAGCCGCCACGGCCCGCGCCTGGGCTCTTTCCCTTGCCAGAACCAGAGCCGTCGTTCACGGCATTGAGCTTGTTGAGCTCATCGAACCCAAGCACGGTGTTCTCGTACGCCTTAGCGGCCTTCGTTGCCGCGTCGGTTGCCTTCGCGTTGTCCTTCGCGGCCTTCCCCGCGCCCTTCTGCGCCTTGCTTGCGCCGTCCGCAGCGTCCGCGAACTGCTTTTGGACCTTCACGGCCTTGCGCCACGTCGTGGAGCCAGAGAGCGCCGCGAACAGCTGGTTAACTGCGTTGAACGCAGAGACGGCGTAGTCTATGAGCTTGCTGAGCGCAGGTGCGAACGAGCTTATGAGGCTCCCCGCCGCAGCGCCGACGGAGTTCTTGAAGTACTGGACGGACGACGCCATGCTATCCATGGAGCTTGCGAACCCGTCGCCAGCCGTGAGCGCCCACTGATACAGGTTTTCGACGCCGCTCTGTAGGCCGTCCATCATCGCACTGAGGGCCTTGAACAGGCCGTTGTAGAACACTGCGGTGAACGCCATCCTGCCGAGCCTGCTAGAAGCGTGCGAAATGGCGTTAAGCCCACTCACGATGCGCTGGAACGGGATGGATGCAACCTGGCCCATTGTTGACAGGTATCGGCGAGCCCCCGCGTTCATGGCGTTAAACGCGGACTGCCCGATTTTAGCGAGGTTGCCCGTGATGTTGAACGCGCTGTTAATCGTGCGCATTCCGGCCGCGAGCTTGGAGAACGACGACTGCCCCTGCTGCTGGGAGGGCTGTGTCTGCTTCTGCTCCTTTACCGCGCCCTCTGCGGCCTTCCTCGCCTGTCTTAGGCTCCTGTAGGAGCTTGTCACCTTGTCAATGGCATCGGCGAGGCGCGCGAACTTCTCGACCTCAGCGTCAGAGAGCGAGCCGTTGAGGTCCTGCACGAACTCCTTGGCCGCTGCGGACACCTGCTTTAGCTTCCCTGCGAGGTCCTTGGCGTCTGCGGCCTTCACCATTCGGTTTATGCCTGTCGCGAACGACTCAACTCCGCGGGCCGCAGCCTGAGCGCCATCGTCGAAAACCTTTAGCTCTTCGACTATCGAGCCGAGCACGTTGCCCAGCGACTCGATCTCCGATGACCAGTCGCGCGAGCCCATCAGACCAAGGCCAATCGGTATGTTCTTTAGGCCGCTTCCGAGACTGCCGATTCCGTTGCCGATTTTCGACGCCTTCTCGCCAGCTTCGGCGATGGAGTCGAGCTTGGACTTCAAGGAATCCATGTCTCCGAGGTTGGAGCCGCCCATGGTGCTCAGCGCGGACGGGAGGCGAGACAGGGCAGTTGAGAGCGAGTTGAGCTTCTCTGGGTCGATTGACTCTAGGCCGCCGATTCCCTCTCCAAGGGACCTGATGGCACGGCCCGCGCCCTCGATGTTCTCGTCCGATACGCCGGAGAGCTTCTCCATTCCGCTCGCAAGGCTCGACAGGCCACGTCCAGCCTTGCTTATGTCCGCGAGGGAGCCGTTAATATCGGCAAACCCCTTTGCGATAGATTCGAGCTTGTCACCGCCCGCGCTTTGCATCTTCGAGAACGCCGCGCTCAGTGATTCGACGTGCTTGCTCAGGCTGTCTGCCGCCGAACTCGCGGATTGCAGCTCGCTCCTCGCCTTCTCGGCGTCGGCGTCAACGACAATCTTTATGGACACGGAGTCCACGCTAACGTCACTCGTCGTTGTCACCTCCTTGCGTCTCGTGTCTTGCCTTGAATGCATCGACCATCGCCGCGATGTGCTCCGCGACGCGCCTGCCGTTCTCCAAGCGCGATTCCAGCGTCTTCTCGCGCTCCTTGCGCTCCGCCGCGTCCGTGTATGGCTCGCTGTCGTAATCGGCGGGCCTCTTTGCGTCGGAGAGCGCGTTTATGATTGGGGCGGTCGCGCAGAGCGCGTCGTACACGTACCGACCGTTGAGCCACGCGAGGTAGTCGGCCCTCCTTATAGAAAGACGGTCCGCTTCCCGAAAGAAGCGGACCGCGCTTGGGTCTCCGTGCCAGAACATGTCCCATGGCATGCCTATGGACAGGTAGTAGGGGAGTGCCTTCTCGAACGCATCGGTGTAGAAGTGCGAGGTGTCTACTTCACGACCGTCTTGCCCTTCGACGGGAGCTTGATGGTTACCGCGTTTTTTGGGTCTGCCCCCTCGCCCTCGGAGAGCATGAGCTCGTAGGGCTCGGCGATCATGCCCTCAAGCGCCTCGGCAACGTCGGCCTTGTTGGTGACGCGGGTCCAAATGTCATCGGACTCGTCCTGCGTGATGGTCGGCTGGTTCTTGTGGAGGGCAGAGTAGAAGAGCTGCGTCCAGAGCGTCGCGGGCTTCACCTTCCCGCGAACGAGCTCGACGATGTTGATGCCAAGGTCCTCTGCGAAGCGCACGGAGTCTCGGTCGTATTCGAGGGTGTACTCGGTGTCGGTCTTAGGGTCGGTGAACTTGATGCTCTGTGCCATGTGCTCTTTCCTCTCTGCCTTCTCCTATGCCATTTCCAAAGACTTACGCCGCGTCGGGGTAGGTCTTTGCGTCCGTGGTCTGGTACACGTCGACCTCTGCGGTGCGGCGGTCGCCTGCGCCTGCGCCGAGACGGCGGTACAGGGTGCGGGCGTTGAACTCGGAGACGATCTTGCCGCCAGTCGGGATGATGGTCACGCCGTCCGCCTGCGGGGTGCCGCCGAACACGACGGCCATGTGAAGGATCTTGTCCTTGAGCTTGCTGACGCGCTCGTCGTCGTCATCGTTGTAGTTGCACTTGAACGCCATGGAGCCGCCGTTGTCGGGAAGGCCAGGCTCGTAGGTGTGCTGCTGGCAGGACAGCGTGGTGTTGTCCTCGGACTTGGCCTCTGAGTCGAGGTCGGGGTACTCGGTAATGTCGACGAGAATGTTCCACTTGGTCGCTGAGCTGCCGGAGTCCCCGAAGGTGTACTTTCCGTTGGTGTCCTCGTACATGAGGAAGGTGCCTGCTGTAAGCAAAGCTAACCGCCTTTCTATGGGTTGAAAATCTGTTGTCCCTGAACGCTCGCCTCGAACCTGCACATGTAGCGTGCGAGGTGCCTGTTCTGTTCGTCCGTGAGGTCTATCGGGCTACCTCCCGCCGTCTCCACGAACCCGAGCGACTTGAACACGAGCGCTATGTAGGAAGAGATTGACTTGGCCTCGGCCTTGCGGCCCTTTGCCTTGTCGCTGTATACGTTCACCTCGAACGTGACGTGCCTCGCCTCGTTCGAGTGCGTTGAGTTGAGCGTTGATCTAACGTCGTAGTCGTCGGTCTGCTGTATGAGCGCGAACGGGAACTCAGGCTCCACCACGTCAACCCACGATGACGTTTTGAGCGTCGGGAACTTTGCCTTGGCCGCATTGGAGACGGCGCTGTAAACGTAGCTCTCTACATCCATCACCGGCCCCCAAACACGGCCCTCGCAGCCGACTCGACGTTGTTGTGAAGCTCCTTGACGCCGAAGTAGGTGGCACCTGCGGCGCGGTTTCCGTGCGTCCAGTAGAGCCCGCTCCTGACCTTGCCGCCCTTGGTCTTGACCTCGGTGGCGTCACCGCCCTGGTCGCCCTTGTAAATCCACGACGCGCCGTCTGCGCTCTTCTGCAATGCGTTATTGTGCGTGCTGGACCACGTGAGGGGGCCGAACCCGTTCTCCGTCGCGTTCGGTGTGCTTGGGTAGGTGATTCCTGAGCCGAACTCGACGAATAGTAGGTTCTGGCCGCTCGCGACTATCCTGCACGACGTGTCGCCGTCCCAAACGACGCGAACGTCTGCGGTCGCTGCGCCCGAGTACTGGCCTATCGCGTACCGTAGCCCCTGTTGCATGACCGCTGGAACGTCTGAGAGAAGGGCCTCTATGAACAGGTGGAGCATTCCGTCGTTCACGTACCTGTCGACGATTGACGGCGAGAGCGCCCTTTTCAGGGCATTCATGCCGTATATCCTCGCGCTACTGGCCATCGCGGAGCCTCTTTGCGGCAATCGAGGTCTGCGTGATGCTCTTTGACACCCTAACGACCGCGTAGTCTGCCGCGACGCTCGACGGGTCGAACTCCTTTGGTGGCTCCGTGTCGAGGAACAGGAGCGTCCTCTCGTCTATGGGCCAGTCGGTCCCGGCGAGGATTATCACCTTGTCGTAGGAGACTCCAACGCCGAACTGCTCGACCTCCGAGTCTCCTGAGGCGGCACCGACGTTCCCCATGACCCTCACTGGTTTGGCGTAGGTCACGGTCGGCTCGCCGGTGTCGTATCCGTCGCTGTCGATGATCGTGGAGCGGCCCTGGTAGGCGCAGTACCAGAACGGGCGCATGTTGCGCCTGAGCATCCTCATGCGCCCACCTCGCGAAGGCCGACGTAGGGGAGCACCCTGGAAAGAAGCTGCTCGTCGTCTGAGTAGACGCGCTTTACGCTTCCCTCGTAGTGGGTGCTCTCTCCCTCTGCGCCCTCCTTGGCCCACATGACGTTCGCGAGCTCGACTTGCAGCTCGTCGTACTCGTGCGGCATCTCGGTTCCGTCCTTGACGCCGAACGGGTACCTGCGCGCCATGATCCGGCTCTGCGCCATGAGGAGGTAGTTCGCGGCAGCTGCGCTATCGTCCTCGTGGGACAGGGCGAGGAGCATGTTAATCTTCTCCGTGTCCGTCACTCGCTACCTCCCTCTAATGGCACATGGCTTGTATCAATTAGGCACCGGCGCCAATGGTGATGACTGCGGCCTTGGTCGCGTCGGTGAGCGCGGTGACGTAGGTCTGGCGCGCGAAGACGTTGTTGGTGCGGGTGTTCGCGTCGGAAGCCGCGCGGTTGCCCTTCTGGTATGCCTCGATCTCGGGCGTGGACTTCATGAACACGGTGACGGCCTGCTTGTTGAACAGGAACGCCTGGGAGTTGTACGTGGTCGCGTCCATGAGCTTGGAGTAGAACACGTTGGTACCTGCGATGGTGCCGATGTAGCCCTGGCGCACGAAGGACTCGACGTACTTAAGCTCGTCCTTGCACGCCTTGCGAATCGCGGCGCGGAGGACCTTGCCAACGAGGAGGATGGTGCCGTCCGCGACGACCTGCTCGGTGCTCTGGCCCTCTGCGACGCCGACCTCGGTGAACGTGTCGAGGTCGAGGAGGTTCTGGGCGTCAACGATGGAGTCGAAGTCGAGGGACTTGGAGGTCTGCTTGGTGGTGGACTTGGCAAGCTCCCCAACGATGTCGAGGTTCATCTTGTTAGTGAGCGTGACGCCGAGGTTGGCGATTCCGGCCGCGACGGAATCGGGGGTGCGGCGAAGTCGCTCGTCGGTGTACTGGAACCACGCCTGGGCGGTCGCGACGGTGTAGTCGCTCTGCTCGGTGGACGTGGTGATCTTGTTCTTGTTGCCCGCGCCCTCGGCCACGATCTCAGCCTCGCCAGCGGGGATGATGCGGTCAACGTGGTACACGTCGCCGGGGTTCGCTTCGAGCGTGGTGTTGACGGTAACGAGGTTCTGGTAGTCGAGCGCGGAGTTGCGCGTGTTCTTGACCTGAGTCTCGATGAACTGGTTGGAGAATCCCTCGACGCCGCCGAAGGACTCAGTAGGAACGTTAGCCAATGTCTATTCCTCTCTAGGACATGAGCTCCCGATACTCGTCGGGGTGCTCGATTGAGAACTTGTTCTGTTCGAGCAGTGACATGCTCAACAGCTTCTTCTTGGTCATGCCGGACTTGGCTCCATCGTCCTTGGGTCCTGCCTTCGGTGCGATGGAGTGCTGCGCGAGCTCGGCGCGGACCTTCTTGTCGTGGTCCTCCACGAACTTGGAAAGGCTCTCGAAGAAAGAGTCGGCGTCATGGTCAACGAGGGCCACTGCGGCCTTGGACGCGGCGTCGGAGCCGAACCCGTTGGAAACGAGTCGCGACGTGTAGTCGGAGACGGACTTGTCGCGCTTCATCTCGTCGAGCTGCTTGCGCATGGCCTCGATCTGCTTCTCGGCCTCGGTCTGTCCCTCCTTGCCCTTCTCCTCCGCCTGCTGAATCTTGGAGTTGGCGTCTTTGAGCTGGCGCTTGTACTCCGCTGCCTCGGAGTTCGCCTTGGAGACTGCGTTCTTGTACTTGCTGAGCTCGTCGGAGTTGTCCGCGTACTCGAACGATTCGAGCGCGGCGAGCTTCTCCTCCGCCGTCATGGAGTCGTAGCCCTCGATTGCTGACGTGTCGATTCTCGGCATTCTTCTGTTCCTTCCCTTGCGTTTGGTTTCTTCTATGGCTCTTCACTGGGCCTGCCGCGTTTGACTTATAAAAAAGGGGCGCTGTTCACTCAGCGCCCCGCGTTTCTATGGCTTCACTGCCAGATATAACATCATACGACATTATATCATGCGTTGTGAAAAAATATAGCCTTTTAACTGGTAAAACTAAGATTTATCGACTACAGGAACGTAGAAGCACCTGCAATTGTGGTGGAGCGGTATCGCGGGCTGCTTCCCGAGTTCGTACACGTTCCCGTCGAGGGCCCTGCAATCTGGGCACACGCGACCGTCGCGCTGCGTCACGAACCTAACCCTGTCCACGCCGCTGTCCTTGTAGGCGTCGTGCATCCCGAGGATGGTCATGTCATCCGCGCCCTGTCTCGCCTGCCTGACCGTGACGTTCCTAGAAGTCTCGACTGACTTCCTCCTCGAAATCCCGGCCATCGCGTCGGCGACGATTGACTCTAGGCACCTCGCGCGCTTGCGCTCCCACTCAGACTTTGGCACGAACCCCTCTGGGAGCGCGTAGGATGCCACGTACGACTCGAACGCTGCAATCGCGTGTGATTTATCGTCATTGCCAGTAACCAGCCTATAAGCTGCCCTGTAGGAGCCAGAAAGGCATTCTTTGTAGTCTTCCCATGCGTCGGCGTAGGTCTGCCACACCATCATCATGAGCACCTGCGCGTCATCGCTCGTCTGCGACCTCGCGGACAGGCGCGAGAACCTTCGGGCTATGAGGCGGGCGCAGACCTCGATCTCTCGGTCGGTCGCAGAGAACGGGTCCGTTGTCGCGTCGGCGAGCCTGTTGAGCCTGTCGAACGCGAGGACGGACCTACTCATACGGGTCCTCTCCGATATCGTAGTCTGAGAACGCCACAACGATGCGCTTCATGTACTCGGTGAGCTCGTCCATGCGCTCCGACATTGCGTCGATGCTGCTAAGAAGCTCGTCCATCCTCTCCGATAGCTCCCTGTTGCTGCTGCTCTTCGCCGCCATCATCCGTCTCCTTCCATGACGATGCGTACTCCTCGCGCCCCGCGTTCACGTCTGCAAGCGAGGTAACGTCCCTAGTCTCCTGCTCGTCGTGCCACGCCTTGGCCCTCAAGAACTCGCTGTGCGGGTCTGGGAACATGTTGCTGTGCTCGAACGCCTGCTCCGGCGAGATCCAGTCGAGCGAGAGCAGCTTGACGAGGTTGTCGACGTTCGCCGAGTCGTTGGTGTAGTTGCGGCGCGGGAACATGATTCCCACGTCCCTGTGTTCAAGGTGTAGCCCGCCTACTATGTCGCAGAAGTCGATAGCCATGTCGAGGAACGCGCGCTCCGAGCGCTTGAACCACGTCTCAGTCCGCGACGCGACCGCCTCTGTTGCGCTCCACCCGTCCCTGAGAATGACGGCGGCTCCCGTGTCCTGCGTGTTGTAGCCTGCGTGCGGGTTCGGCATGCCGCATATCTTTAGCACGGCGTTGTACATGCCGTCTACGAGGGTCTGCGTAGAGGTCTGGTCCATGTCGAGCGTGAGGTACGACGCCTTGCCGCCCGTGGGCATCCTGAAAGCGCCCATCTCCTTGACGTCGGTAAGGAACTGCTCCAAGTCCCCAGGGTCCATACCCTCTAGAACCATGATCGCCTGCACGAACTGCTCTACGCCGTCAATTCGGCTCGATTGCGTCGTGTTGATGGCGTCGAGCATCGGGACCACGGGCTCGAAGTCGCCGAGTCGCGTCGGCCCCGACGGGTACTCCACGATTGGCATTCTCCCCATCTGGTGAGACTCCGTAGAGACGTTGCCGTCATTGTCGATGACGAACACCGATGTGTCGGTGTAGGCGTACGTTGTCCTGTTGCCGTCCTTGTCCTCGTAGTACGTGACGCCGAGCATGGGTCGGTGGTCGGGAGAGGATGAGTAGACAACGTAGGTGTACCGCGGGTCGAGGACGATGATCTGGAACGGAGACGTGGCGTCCTTGCTCGTCCACCCGTCGCGCGGGCTCACCATCCTGTAGGCCGTGCCGCACACGGACTGCCAGAACGCGACCTCCATGTCTGAGGCGTCCTTGCCCTCCGAGCGCATCCACTCCATGAGACGCGCAATGTCGGAGTTCTCCATCGTCTCCGTGGAGTCGTTGGCCCTAGCGTCGATGTACTGAATCGGGGCGCTGAGGAGGTACCCCGTCTTGAAGTCGGAGATCTCCTTGGCCCTGTTTTCCACGACCTTGTTGCAGATCTCCTTGTTGTACGTCTTGGTCCTGTCGAGGATTGGCTGTATGCCCCTGTAGTAGTCGTAGAGGTACGATATGTCGCCCTGGTTTCCGTTCCACTTGCCGGAAACGTCCTCTATCACGTCCTGTACGTTCTGCGCCGTCACCTCCTCTGTGTCGGTGTACAGCGCGGACCTGCCGTTGAGCTGCCTGCTTTCCAAACGTCCCTCCTTAGAACGGTCTCCTGAACGCGAACGCCTTGTTGTCCTCCCAGTGGTAGACCATGCCGGCCGCCATCGCGAGGGAGTCGGGCGCATCGTCGTGCTTCACCTTGGCCTGCGACGTGAACGCGCAGACCTGCTCCATGAACCTCTCGTAGTCCCTGTCGCGCTGGTCGCGGTCGAGGAACACGAAGTTCTGGCGTATGTCGGGGGCCTTCCCGACTATGCGCTCGTCCTTGCTCTGGCGGGTGTCGGCTGGCTTGGTGAGGACCGTTGTCCTTATGCCGTTCCTGCGCAGCATGTCCTTGAACTCGTCAACGTACGATTGGAGCATCTTCGACGCCTCGAACTGGACCGTCTCGACGTGCCACTTCGCGACGGCCCTAGCGAGCATCGGGAGCGTAACGTCCTTCTCCTTGTCGCTGAACACGACCGCAGGCACGTACACGTCTGTGCCAGTGTCGATGCAGACTGGTGACGCCGTGAAGTCTCCGCCGCCGAACGCGGGGTCCACAGCCATGAAAGCGCGGCCCTTTGGCACGTCACCAGAGAACGTCCTCAGCTCAGACTGGTCGAACACGGCTCCGTGGCGCTCTATCGGGCTCTGCTGGTACATCGCGAGCCACGACGCCACATCGTCCTGCCGCTCGAACTGCGCCCTCACGCGCTGGTAGTCGGCCCTAGAGAACCCGACGCCGTACGGCATCGAGAAGTTTGACTGGTCGTGCCTGTCGAGCGCGGGAATGGCTATCTTCTTCCACCTCACGGAGGAGAACTTCTTGTCCTCGCGCAGCAGCGTCTCCCGCACGCCCATCGGGTCGCCGAGTGACCACCTCGTGCCCATCCACACGACGGGGCAACCCTGCTTGCGCCTAGACAGCCAGTCGTTGTTGACCTTGCCGTTCAGGTTCTCCAGGCGGAGCGGGTTCTTGGCCTCCTCGATGCCAGAGCAGAGGTCATCGCCGACCATTGCGCCCGATGCGTCGCACGCTCCGTTCAGCGTTCCGTCTATCGAGCGGCACGTGATTGACGCATAGCGCTTCTTGCGCCCGAGGTTTATCGTCTCGTCGTTCGCGTCGGTCCCAACGACCGGGGCGTTCGGGAACACCTCGCCCCAGCGGTACGTCACGGGGTCCTTCATGACCTCCAACAGGCCCGTGTAGAACGCCTTGGTGACGGGGGAGGAGTACGAGGTGTAGAGGTGCGACTTCTCGGGGTTCCTGCCCGCGTCCCACGAGAGCCAGTAGCACACGATGGTGGACTTCCCGACTCGCGGGGGCAGGTTGAGTATCAGCTCGTCCAGCTTGCCGTCTGAGAGCTCCTGCAATGCGTCGGCGACGCGCTTAAGGCACCGTCTCCTCGGTATCCAGAACCGCTCCTCTGGTGGCCTGTTGAGCTCTAGGTACTCCATGTAGCACTCGAAATCGTCGAACGCCTGCCAGCGCAGAGTGCCCTCCCAGACGCGGTACCACCTGTCTCTGTCCCTCTCGCCGCGCTTGGAGACGCCGTAGAACGCGACCTCGCGCACCTTCTTCGCGACGGCCTTGGACTCGTCATCCCTCTTTCCCTGAACTATCAGGGAGAGCGCGTCCTCTGCCGCGCCTACGTCCCCCTCTGCCGCGCGTCTCCCCACCATCGTCAACAAGTTCGACGTTTGCATATCTGAGCGCAATCTCCTCCGGCGTGCTCGACGCCCTCTCCGAAAGCAGCGAAACCTCGCTCTGGTCCCTGTAGCCGAACCAGTTCTTCAACAGGAATATGCCTGGTGCCTGCGGAATCCTGCCGTCCATGAGCATCTGGGCGGTAACGTCCTCTATGACGCGCCTGCACCTCGACACCTCGGCGCTGCCGCTCGCCGCAAGCTCACCGACCGACACCCCTAGCGCGAGTGCGAGCCCCGGCACCGTCGGCTTTACGCCCGACTCCGCGCACGCGGCTAGGAACGTGTCGAAACGACCACGTACCGCCGCTGGGTCATCGAGCCTGACGGGGGTCCTCCCGATCTGCTCGATGCGCGCCTGGTGCTTGAAGTACCCGACCTGCTCGTCGCGGTTTGCCGCAGGGCTCTGCCGTCCCTGCCCCTGCCTCTGTATGGGCATGTATCACCTCCATGGGTTCTCCACAAATCTTCTTCCGTCTTTGCCGTTGCTAGAAAAATTTTCGCTGCTGGACGAACGGCCCTAGGCTCCTAGGAGACGGGGCTTCCCGCGCAGCCTAGGGTGTAAGGTAACTAGGTTCGAGCTCTAGCGAGAACCAGTTACCACACCCAGGCGGAGCAACGCACTCGGTACTCGGTTCCTCGGTTCACTCCCTATAGGAACCGAGTCAAGAACCGAGTGTTTTGAACCGAGTGTTTGTGTGTGTTAGGGCGTCGGTGTCCGACGCCCGACACGTGAGGAAAAGGTTCAAACATTTATGAGTCAGAGAAGGGGAGAGGCATCGACTGGAATGCTTTTCCCTCCCTGCCCTGTCCTTTTCCTACCTGATTTCTGCTTACGCAACGCTTGCATTGTACTACAGACAGTGCTATGATGTGAAACTTTTATTTGGGCTTGTGAAACTGTAGTGTTTCACAGAGGTGCTTTTTGGAATTTTCTGGTCGAGAGGGTATCCCGGCCCTAGGTCGATTCCTGGTAACGGGTCCCCCATGGGTGGGGTAGTGGAGCATATGGCTATCGACTACGCACATACCCAAAACGGGGTACAAGCAATCTACCTGCGATAATGTAACAATTGATACTCTGATAATTGATGTTATGTAATGCACGCAGGTAAACACATGCACGTTAGCACACAATAGAGTATGTGACTAGCACCACAAACGCAGGTCAGAAGCACGTTTGTACAATTAGGACAATGTTTCAATAACCTATTTGAATAGGTAGAAAAGCGTTAATTGTTACCATCTCACTACCATTTGAACCATACAAACATTCATGCAGAGCAAACAAACATTCTGTTAGCACATCCTGGTACCCTGGACCACATGACGCATACGTTATATAACGTATCACTTTAAAAAATCTCAGATCCTCGCTTGACACAGTTGAGCAATAGTGTAGTATATATGTTGTCAAGAGGGAACAGACAAAGAGGTTCCCGAAACAAGCGGTTGCAGTTGGCAACCAGAACGGAGATAGAAAATGCTTAGTGACTACGAACTTGAACAGCTGCAAGAAGAGTGGGACGAACAGCAGATTCTAGACGCTGTAGAATCCGACGAATTCGACGCCCTGGACTACGACGAACAGGCACAGGCTTTGTTCGACTACTACGCAAGCGAGTACCTTGCGGACGTGGCATAAGCCCAAATCGTTGCGGGTATCAGCCCGAAAGCCCGATACCCACCACATGGGGGCTTAGACCCAAAGGAAGCGGAGACTAGAGAAAGGTATCCGAAATGACCACTAAGAACTTTAGAGACAACATCCCGAACGCGGACGTTCCCACTGTTCAGTTCCTTGAATCGCATGGCGTTCCGTGCAAGTCGGCACTTGAACGCTTTGAATCTGGTGAGTGGGAAGACTTTGGAGACGTTCCAGAGGATGCACCGACAATCTCAATCGCCACAAGGGGCGGAGACGCGTTTACCTCATTCTTCTACGACGGCAAGAATTGGCGCTGGACCTCATGCGGGCACGACGAGCGAACGGGCGAGTATATCGACGTGTCGGGCAACGAGTGGCATCTGTTCAGTGCCATACGCGAGGCATACAGGCTCGGTCCGTCCATGGGTGCGGAGATGAACGCGACCTTGTTTAACGCCCACGACTACGGCGTTTACGCGACTGTATACGGACGCTAGGGAATTGGGGGTATCAGAGATGACTATCAAGAGGACTTGCAAGCGCGGTGAGTTGGCACGTGCGGAGAGGTCAACGAGCGCTGCTAAAGATAGCTGGAACGGCGAGGGCTATTACAGCGTGGACGGACACAAGGGCGCGGCGTTCTGCGACTGCATTAACGACCTTGCGCGCCTCATCCGCACAAGCTCAGAACCCATCGAATGGGCGTGCGAATCCATTCGCTTCCATGGTTGCGGGATAGTTCCAGACGAATGTATCGACCCCGACGTGAATGCGTGGTGCGACATTGACGACGTGGAATTTGAACCCTGCTACGACGGAGACGCGGCGTTCCTCATTGAGGAGATAGCGACGTGCAAGTCGCTTGGAGATGTGGACGGCACAAGGGAAGCTATAGACGCGCTTGTCTCGTACATCAACGGCGAGATGTAGCGAATACGAGGGGCGTTAGATATGGCCGTTGAAAACTTTCTAGCGCGGCTCCTGCGCACACGTGCGCCTTATGCGCTGGACATAGAAGAGGATTCGGAGATTGGATTCGAAATGCTTAGTGATACGCAGAAGTGGCGCGCGATTGTCGATGCACTTATGACCTGCGACCAAACGCGCGGCTGGTGCGACTGGTGGGAAGAGAAGAGGCAGCTTGAAATCTACTTTGAGTACATGGACTCACCAGAAGACGACAGGCCAGCAGCGGACGAATGGCACGAGAAGACGCGATTTGAGGACGTGGCGGGAAACGTCTGGATCTGGTTTGACCGCGACGGGTGGCACATGTGCAGCCGATACACAATCGGCGGGGAAGTCACGGAGACGAACGAACTACATTTCGCCACGATAACGCGGGCGCTCTGCACGATACCAGACGCATACCCGATACCAGATTACGCTTGGTCCGCGATATGCTACGCGACTAGGGGGCTTTAGAGATGGCTAGGACTATTCCGTACGTTGAGGACCCCAAAGCGTTCTATCGCCGCCATAAGGCGTTCTGTGGTACCAGGGCAAGGCTAACGCCCTACACGTGGGGCATGGGCGTTAGGGCGGAGCGCGGGCCGCGTGGCGGGAAACTCTACAGGCGGTTTCCGCGCATGGTGTGGGACGAGGGCGGCACGCTGTGCAAGTCCCGCCGAACACGCGACGAGTCGGGCGCGTGGGCAATGTGCCTGGTCCCCATCGACGGGGCCGTGTGGTGCGCACATCCCGCATGGGCGGACGCCCACGGCTACGCGGGCGGCACAGTCTACGTCAAGGACGGACGCCCTACGAGGGTTGAGCGCGAGGGCGCGACGCTTTGGGTGCCCGATATGGGCGCGGACTACCTAGCGGCGCTAACTGGGATAGGCGAGTAGGGTAGGAGGCTACAAATGCTTTGGTTCACCATGGTTTTCGCGTCGCTGTTCGGTATGGGTTGGATAGCGTCCGACATCTTCTCTGGTAGGTTCTAGCGCTTGCGAGGGCCTGGGGCGGGCGCGTCTATTACGATCTTCTCGCCCCTGCCCTCAAGGACTAGGCGGTATCCGCAGACGTGCGCGACCTGCGAGAGCACAAAGGCCGTCATATCAGAGCCACGGTTAAGCGTGTTGTACACATAAGAGTTGTGCCTACCTATTTGGATAGATGCGTTATAGGCCGTCTGCCCCGAGTTCTCCAACATATGGCGGATAGCGTCGCAGGTGTTCATAACCACTCCATTCGTCGCGTTTCCGTCATGCTACTAAACAGATGTGTAGCGTTTGTGAAGCGGCTAAAACAAGACAACGGACTGAGCAATAGCGTAGTATAATGGAGCCAACAGCGGATGCAAGGAGGTATCCAGAATGCAAGTCAAATGGTTCCGTGGCGTTGACCACACTACCCCAATCGACCAGATCAAGAAGATGTATCTCGCCCTGGTCAAGAAGCACCACCCAGACTGCGGCGGCTCCACCGAGGACATGGCCGAGATTAACGCCGAGTGGGACTACTTGAAGACCCACCACTACAACATCCACACTTCGGCGAGCGGCAGCGTCTACACCGACGAGAAGCAGGACGTACCCGACTGGGCCACGGCGCACTACCCCGACATAGTGATAGCAATCCTGCGCATGGGCCTCGACGTTGAGATCTGCGGTTCGTGGATTTGGATCAGCGGCAGGACGTGGGAGCACGTGGACGAGCTAAAGCAGATGGGCGCGAGGTATGCGTCACGCAAGAAGCGCTGGTTTATCGGTGAGGGCAAGAAGAGCAGGTTCCACTATTCCATGAACAAGATTCGCGACATGTACGGCACTAGCGGCGTAATTGCCGGGGACGGCGAGCACGATGGCGAGCAGGGCAGGTTGCAGATAACTGCCTAGCCATAGGCGCACGGCGGGCGCGCTAAAGTCCCGCCGACATTTGAGACGTTGGGAGTTGGCAACGATGGTTGCCAGGAAGGACGGCGTGGTCATGACTCGCGAGGAAGCTATCAGCAAGGCAGAGAAGCTAATCGCAATGGTTAACGGGGCTGCAACGCCCGAGGAGGCGGCGGCGGCGAGTCTCGCCCTGCAACGGCTCCTTGCAAAGAACAACCTCACGATGCACGAGGTAAGCGAGAGCGCGGCGAGCGACGAGGGCGAAAGGGTCGGCGAGTACACCGCGCACGACGGCAGGCCGGTACATGGCTGGGAGGCGCGCATAGCTTGCACAGTCTCCAAGAACTTTAGGTGTGGGGTCTACACGAGCAAGTCTCCCTGGTGCAAGAACCAACAGGTCGTTTTCTACGGGGCCGGGGACGATGCGAAGAACGCTGGTCACCTGTTCGCCGCGCTGGTAGGGGCTGCGAAGAACTGCTGGGCCGACTATCGCGTGAAGGCCAAGGAGTGCATGAACCTCTACGGCTACGAGTGGAACGCGAGGGAGCACCGCGGCGAGTACCTGGACGGGTTCGCCGAGGGCATAGACGATGCGTTTCGCAAGCAGATCGAGCGCGACGCAGGGTGCGCGATCATGCTGGTCAAGCCCGAGGCGGTCAAGAAGTACGAGCGCGAGGAGCTGCATCTTTCCCATTCGACGGCGCACTACGCATACCACGGACGCGGTTCGTCCTACGGCAGCGGGCGTCGCGACGGCAGGAGCGTAGGCAGCGGCCACGCAGTGAGGTAGCGGTTTCATTGTTTCACTGAACGGACGGGGCGAGTCGCGCCCCGTCCCCGAGGCACCGACAAAGGACGGCAAGGCCATGACTGTTAAGAGGTACGAGCAGAGCGCGCTCGCAAAGGTCTTTAATGCGTGGGGCGGGACCACGTTGGCATTCCAAAACATCCTACTAGAGGTCGATTTCGAAGCCGACACAAAGGCCGATATCGACGAAGAGACGCCCGTGAAGTCGTGCGACGCGATCATCACGACAACGGACGTTCGCAACCAGGACGGCAATACAAAGCTGCTCAGATGCAAGCTGTTGGTACGCCCTGGGACCACGTTGGAGAATGTGGACGGCCTGTTCGACGAGGCGTGCGAGGTCGGAGACGAGGAGATGCTGGACATGTTCCCATGGAAGGACATTAGGTTCGAGTGGTGGCCAGAGGGAGTAGAGAGTTTCAGCGAGTTCGGATGCGAGCGCAACTAGCGCCGCGCTAGGGATTGGGGAGTGAACGAGATGCTGCAACACACGCTGATAGTCGGGACCACGGGTGCGGGAAAGTCGTACCTAGAGAACGCGATGATAGACAAGATGATGGAGCGGCACGACGCACAGTTCGTCATGCTCGACCCGAAGCGAACGGAGCTGTGGGACTACGCTCCCGCCGATGGTGTTGACGTCCTAAAGTACGCCGACACGCCGGCAGACTTCTACGACGCGATCATGTACGCCCACACGATGATGATGATGCGGTTCGACAAGATGAAATCGAAACACATCAAGGAATGGGACGGTATGCCCATCTACGTTGTGGTGGACGAGATGGGTGCCCTCATGAACGATCGCCGTCACAAGAAGGCGTATGCGGAGCTGCTGGGCAACATAGGTATGATGGGTAGGGCCGCAAAGGTGTTCATGCTACTCTGCACCCAGGTCCCGACCCGCCAGAACGTCCCGAACGAGATCCGCGACAACATGACGAACAAGGTCGTTCTGCGTCTCGACGATATGTCGCGGGCAAGATTCGTCCTCGGGGCGGGAATGTCGGAGTACATAGGGCCGCTTCCGCGATATGGTTACGGGTACGTCAAGACGCCCGACATGGACAGGCCAGAGAAGCTGGACACGGACGGGATGATTAAGGCATTGGAGGTCTAGGGATGGACGCTATGAGCCACGGCAAGGGCGGCGCAGACTTTAGAGCGTGCAGGGAGTTCGTGGGCTGGACGCAGTACGAGGTGTCGCAGAACCTCGACTTGAACATCAACACCGTGAAGCGCTGGGAGCGCCCGTTGGGGCAGTACGAGCCTCCGGCGTTCGCCTGGGAGTGGATGGACGCAGAGCTCGCGGCCCACGACGCCGAGGTAGACAGGATCCTCGACGCGGTTGAGGGTATAGAGGAACAGTCCGGAAAGACGCTCGACCCCGTTAAGCTGGTCCTGTTCCACAATAACGACGGCATGGGCTTCATGCGGCCCGACCACAGGAGCGCGAGTTGGCACAACGCAGTTGCCCGCGACGCGTGGCAGTGCCTCACGGACAGCGGCCACAACGTGCAGTTCGTCTGGTCAATGGCAAAAGACAATGAAGCTATCTGGTAGCGACTGGGAGGACACCATGAGTGCTCAGAATCCGAAGTACAGCGTCTACGGCAACGAGTATCTGATTTACATGAACGGCGACCGCCCCGATATAAAGCAGCTCCACAGCGAGGACGAGTTCGTCGCCGACGGCGATTCTCTCGACGAGTGCCGCGCGGCCGCAAGGAACTGGGCCGACGAGCAGGGCGAGGCGCGCGTGTTCCACGACGGCGAGAGCATAGGCTCCATCGCCTATCACAGCGCCATGGTGTACAAGAACCAATACGACGAGGACGGCGAGCTCTTATGTGCCGCCAGCATCGACGAGGCCAGTACGCTCACCGACGGGATGAGGGAGCGGTTCAATAGGGCAAAGGGCTCCTATTACGCCTGGCTCGACTACGAGAGCGACGGATACGACGAGATCTAGCCCCGCGACATTACAAATAGTTAGAACGTGCAAACACGTTTTTAGGGCCGTTCCCACAATCCGGGAGCGGCCCTAATGCTATGCGTCCATACCGTCCTGCATTGCCCTGGAAGCCATTAGGAACGTCTTTTCGAGCGGGTTAAGGTAGTTCGCGTACAAGACTGAGGAGTTCTCTGAACGGCCCTGCATCGCGTTTATGACGCCCTCTGAGACGCCAGCGGCCTGCATCATGGTAGAGTACGTGGCGCGCATTCTCCCTAGCGTGACGAACGGTAGGCCGTCGAGCGGGGCTCCGTGCGAGAACAACGAGTGCCAAATCTTAGGGACGTATGACGCGCTTATCCTGCGCCCAGTCTTGACTCCGTTGTTGACCGACTGGCATATAGGCCCGCGAGACGCCACGGAGCGCATGGGCACGGCGAAAGCGGGCGGCAGCGGGACGCTGCGGTAGCGCCTAGAGTTCTTCGGTTCTTTGAGCCCGTCCTCCTCGGTCCACGCCGCGTCAATCCTGATCGTGCAGTACGCGTCGCGCCCGTCCCCGTGCCACTCCAACGATTCCCAGTCAAGTGCAAGCCCCTCGGACCTGGAAAGGCCGGCACCAGCCATCACGCACCAAAGCGCGAACAGCCTGGAACGCCTGAATGCGTCGCGCGAAAGCGCCTCGGACACCTCGCGAGGGCCCCATACGGGGAGCGGGGCCGTGTTCCGTCCTCGCGGCATCCTGAATCTGTAGCCGTCCATGGGCGAGCGCTCTATGAAGTGGTCGAACGCGGCCTGGTTGAGAACGGCCCTTAGCGTCCTCACGTAGTTAGGTGCGGACTGCGGCGGGAGCCCGTCAACCCACCTCTGCACGTCCGTGTTCGTAATCGAGCCGATATCGCGCGAGCCCATGGCGTCGGCGATATGGGCGCGGTAGTTGCTCCTATGCGATACGACGTTCTTGTGGGTCGAGGTCTTCTCGCGGCCCGGAACGAAGAAGTCCCAGAAGTATTCGTCAAGCGTCATTGGGTCACCGATGGTCGATGACTTGCCCATCTCCTCGACCAGCGCCGATATGGCCGCGTCCGCGTCCCGCTCGCTCCCGTGAACCGTCCTCGACACGCGGCGCTGCTTGCCGTCGTGCGAGTATCCCGCCGACACGCGAACCTGCCAGACGCCGGGCCTTACCTCGCGCTTGGAGCCTGAGTTGTTCCTTGCCATGGGTTCACCTATGCAATCGCGTTGATGATGGTGCCTATCGCTTCTCTAACGTCCCCTGGGCAACTTCTTAGTTTCATGATCAGATTTCGTTCGTCTTTTGTTAGCTCTATTGGCTCCCCGTGACTCTCGCGGTGAAGCTGCCCAGTGACTCCGCGCGTCACTCCGTCCATGCCGCCATCCTCGATAATCCACGACTTTGGAATATGGAAGTAGTCGGAAATCCGCTTGATGCTCCCCATCCTAGGCTCGGCGCGTCCACCTTCCCATTGGGAAACCGCGCTGCGCGACACGTCGGCTATCCGCGCAAAATCATCTTGCGTCATGCCAGCGATAGCGCGAAGTGTGCGAACGTTCTCGCAGATTGCAACAAACACGAACCCACCTCGTTAAATTTATGTCTAATACTGGAACTAACGTTCTATACGTCACACGGAGCCAGCGAAATGGCCGCTGGGTGTGTCTGACAAGCCAATGATGTAGTCCGCGCTGCAATCGAGGGCGCGGCATATCTTAGCGAGCATGTCCGAGTCGGGGGTGCGCTTGCCGTGCTCCCATCCGCTCACGGTCTGCTTTGTCACACCAACCATGCCGCCAAGCTGCTCCTGCGTGAGCCTGCGAAAGCCACGCATTGATGCAATGCGCTGCCCTATCGAGACGGAAGAGGTGGAATCCATGTGCGCCTCCTTTGACTTAGTAGCCTTATACCCGATTATTTCAAATTTCCACTTGCAAAAGTCCTCAAATCGCGTACTATGGTCAGTGTCAGGTAAGCAGACCGCGAACTTAGACAACAGACCTTTGACAATCGGATACCCCAGTACGTCGGACGGGGAGAGAGGCCCCTAAGACCGCTGCTGGAATGCTCGTGCGCTAATCGATTGAGGAGGAGCGCTCAGACGTTGCGGCATGGATGACCGCAGCGATAGAACCGGACGCTCGTTGGGGGTTATAAGTTGTCCAACAGGTTCAAGGAGCGCCGCAATGAGCTTGGTCTAACGGCTGAGCAGGCGGCGGTGAAGATAGGCGTTACCCTTGGGACGCTCTACTCGTGGGAGCGCGGTGACACGAAACCGAACGCCAAGGCACTGGCCGACATAGCAGTCGCGTACAACATATCTGCTGACTGGCTTATCGGGCTTAAAAAGTAAGCAAAGCGCGAACTTTGTCAGCGATGTAAGAAAACGCCCGCCACCTGCTGCAACAGGAGACGGGCAAGGCACATGAAAGGAGCCATATGTCAGAAGAGATTGTACCGCAAGTTTTCGAGAATTCAGAGTTCGGCAAGCTAAGGGTCACGCAAGACGAGAGCGGCGAGCCGTGGTTCGTGGCGAAGGATGTGTGCGACGCACTGGGGCTTGATACCTCGCATGTGCGTCGTGGTCTTGATGATGACGAGGTTACTACCTTGCCAAATTGGCAGGGTAAGGGCGCGGCCCCGCTCATCGTCTCCGAGGCTGGTCTATACTCCCTCGTTCTTAAGTCCCGCAAGCCCGAGGCCAAGCGCTTCCGCCGCTGGGTCACTCACGACGTGCTTCCCGCAATTCGCCGCGACGGAGGATACATGGTCGCGCGTGAGGACGAGAGCGACGATGTTGTAATGGCCCGCGCACTTCTCATCGCCGACAAGGCGTTGAAGCGCAAGGACAAGTTGATAGCAGAGCAAGGCGCTCAGATTGACGAGATGCGACCGAAGGCGCTGTTTGCCGACGCGGTTGCGGCGTCTGATGGAACGTGCCTTGTTGGCGAGCTTGCGAAAATGATGACGCAGGCTGGATTCACTGTAGGGCAGAACAGGCTTTTTGCAATCCTGCGCAATGACGGCTACCTGGGCAAGAGTGGTGGCAACCGAAACGTTCCGTTGCAGCGCTACATCGAGCAGGGACTTTTCAAGATAAAGGAGACGGCAGTCTCGCACGCAGACGGTCACGTGACCATAAACCGCACACCCAAGATTACGGGTCGCGGCCAGAGATATTTCATTGACCACTACTGCAAGCAGGAGCGCATGGACTAAGGCGCAGCCCAAAAGGTTGCGCCCCCAGACGATAGGGACGTCCAGGGGCGCGTGGCATGGGAGGAGCTAGGAATGCCACACACAATTTTACAACAAAGGCAGCGCCGCTGTTGCCGTTGCAACGGATGCGACACCATCGGAATTGCGATAGGCGAGTTCGTAGACAAGCACCCATACGTCTCGTTCCTCGTGTTCCTCGGCATTATGTTCGCACTCATGGCCCTCGTTGGGCTCAACGACGCGGGCGACAGGGTTTCAGCGCTAGGCGGCATGTAATGGGACGCTGGATCAGCCTTCACGAGGTCGAGAAGTACCTCAGCTGCGGAACGAGCAAAGTCAGGGGCGCACTTGCCCAAGGCGGGTTCAAGGCATATCGACTCGGGACCGAATGCAAGAACGCTAGGTACGTCTGCAACACCGACGATATAGACGAGTGGGTAAGGACGCAGCCAACGTACCCGACGAACGAGCGGGCAACCAGGAACAGCTAACGAACTAGCAACAACGGACAACCTCGCGCGTGGCGCTCACCAGAACGCTTGCATGACCTTGCTTACCCTCAAACTTGTACATGATGTTGTCGCTAGCAGGGTGAACGTCACATGCGGGGTTGTCACAACAGGCATGGGAGAAAAACAAAATGGCAACTAAGAACGTTGTAACTGATGACGATCAGGCAGGGCTCGGCGCTACGAAGCTCAACGTGAGGCTCACGCTCACGGAGGAGGCGCTGGGCACCATGAGCGCCAACAAGGAGCTTCACCGCGAGTACATCGCGAGCAAGGCACCAGACGCAAAGAGCACGGAGGAGGAGGTCGCGGCGCTCGGCGTAGAGGCCGTGGACGAGAAGGGCCGCACCGTGTTCCCGCGCATGACCATCGGCGAGGACGAGGACGTTCCATTTATCTTTGACTACCAGCTCAAAGGCTTTTTCAAGGACGCCGCGAAGATGATGAAGAAGGTGCGCGGCAGCGAGTGTGCGAAGGTGCGCGCCTACCGTCAGGCCATCGACGGACTGCTGTTTATCGACCAGCGCAAGGTGCCCTGGCTGACGGCGGACCACAAGCCCGCCCACGTCGGCCCAACGTGCGAGCGTCCCTTGCGCGCGTCCACGCCCATGGGCGAGCGAATCGCCCTCTCGTCCAGCGAGACTGTTCCAGCGGGAAGCATCCTCGAATTCGGAATCATCCTGCTTGACAAGTCGCTGCTCCCCATGGTGAAGGAGTGCCTTGCTTACGGCCAGCTGCGCGGGCTTTTGCAGTGGCGCAACAGCGGCAAGGGAACGTTCACGTGGCAACCGCTGGGCAAGGTCCAGAAGTTCGGCGTTGACTCCGAGGACTAGCGACGCCACGGCGAAGCAGGGCAGCGCAGGGCCATGCAAGGCCACGGAGTTGATGCGCGAAGCGCAGAGGTGGCATGGCAACGCACTGATTCGGCGGAGCATAGACCTGCCGGGGCAAAGATATGCGAGGCGAGGCGAAGGCATTGCTGAGAGCAGCGACGGCACAGGTCCGCAGCGATACGACGCGCTTGGGAAAAGCTAAGCACGGCGACGGCATAGGTCGGCGATGCATAGAAGCGGCAGAGGTCCGCGACGCCACGATTCGCTTGGGCGACGAAAAGATGTGCTTTGGATGAGCCGAGAAACGCGGAGCTTGGGCGAGGAGTCGTTCGCAAAGCTCAGCCGTGGAACAGCGTTGAAGCGCATGGCACTGCCGCTTGAAAAGCAAAGCGTCGCAGTGCAATGGAAATGCGGAGCATGGATAAGTGCCGGAAATGTATTGCAGCGCCATGGTGATGCAACGCCAGACGCCGAATTGCGGCGGCATAGCACCGAGTAGCTCAGAAAAGCGACGGCAAGGTTTCGCATGGAACGCCCAGCTACAGCAACGCCGTGGGTAGCTCTGCATTGGCATAGATGGGCTTTGGGCTGCATTTGAAAGGCCACCCACCGAGTGGAGATGCGCGGCATGGGAATTGCACTGCTCAGAAGCGCAAGGGAACAGTTCAGCGTTGCCACGGCATTGATCAGCACGGCAATGGCAAAGTGAGGACTTGCGCAGAGACGGCTTGGCATGGCCTGGCGTTGGATAGGCGCAGCAGCGGCACGGCTTGGATGGATACGCAGCGCGTGGGAAATGCGTTGCACTGCATCGGCATAGTTCGGAAATGCACAGCGTCAGACAGGCACGGGACGGCCACGAAGTGAAGTGGCTTTGCTCAGTATCGAGTTGGCATGGCTCGGCATCGAGTCGGCACAGCGGCGCGGGTCCCTGCTCGGCGAAGGAGTCGCGATGCGGCGGAAAAGAGAGCGGCGCACGGCAGCAGAGAAGCATAGCGAAGCGAATGCACGGCCTGGCATATAGCGGTAGCGCACGGCGGCAGAAATGCCATGAAAGCACCGATAAGGCGTGGTGGCGCAGGGCAGGGCGACGGAGTAGCGCAGAACTGCGGAGCGAGTCGCAGCACTGCGAAGGCGAAGCTCGGAAGGAAGCGAGAAGCGTTGGACGCGATGAACAGGGCGGCGGCGGTCATGATGCGTGGCCGCGGCGTGCCGCCAGACGTGGTGGCGCGGGTGCTCGGCGTGCCCGTGCTGAAGGTCAAGCGATGGACGGAAGGGAGGTCGGTTGTCTAGGCAGAAGCAGAAGGGCACCGCGTTCGAGCGCATGGTGGCCGACTACATGGCCTCGTACTTGGATGACAGGAGGATAGACCTCATACGCACGCACGGGAGCAGGGACAGGGGAGACGTTGGCCCAGTCTACTGCCACGGGTCCTACATGGGGATTGTCGAGTGCAAGGACTACTCGTCATGGGGCCCGTCTCTGCTGCGCGAGTGGGAACGACAGACGGACGTGGAGCGCGGTAACGCGGATGCGGACTTCTCTCTACTCGTCGTCCACAAGAAGAAGTGCGGGAAGTCCAAGTGCGGATTGCAGCACTGCTTCATGACGGTTCGCGACCTCGCGACAATCGCGGGGATTGGGGCCGACGAGTCGTGGCCGGAGAGTTTCGCGGACATGTGGATAGAGACGACGCTGGAAGATGCGTGCGCCCTGATAGCAACCAGATTCTAGGGAGGTAACGACATGGGAGACAGAGAGGTGCAGGAGGTCGAGGCGACCGTAATCGACGTGCCTACGGTCCAGACGGAGCTTGACAGGGCCGTCGCGAGCGCCGAGGAGAAGGCCGCGACGGTTCGGGAGCGGTACATGCCGCACGAGATCCGCGATGGCGAGGACTACAAGCAGACGAAGCGCGACCGCGCCGCGCTCAGGAGGGAGAAGAAGGAGGCTGAGGACGCGCGCAAGGGGCTTCTCGGCAAGGCCAAGAGGTGGATTAGGGACAGGGAACTCAGGTTCGCGCCCGCAATCGACGCATACTCTACCGTTGACAACGAGATTAAGGCAAACCTGGAAGCCTACGAGCAGCAGGAGGTTTCCACGAAGCTAGGGGAGCTACAGGCGCACTACAACGAACTTGCGCCTGACCTCGTTCCGCTCGTTCCGTTCTCGCTCATCGACTCCAAGTACGGGACGGAGAAGAAGTGGCACAACGTCTCCACAAACATCCAGAAGATGAAGGGCGAGCTTGACGAGATAGTTGCCGAAATCGCGCAGACCGAAAAGACCATCGAGGGGATGGGATACGACGAGAACGACACCAAGACGTTCAAGTCGTACTACTTCCAATCGCTGGACTTCCAAGACGCGGCAAGGCGCGCGCAGGCCGACAAGGAGCAGCGCGAGCGAGTGGAGGAGTTGGAGCGCGAGCGCGCTGAGAGGAAGCGCCTTTGGGAGGAGTCGCAGGCGGCGCGCGAGCAGCAGGAGCAAGCGGAGCCGCAGCCCGAGACGCTGGAGGAGCCGAAGCCAGAGCCTCGCGAGGAGCCCAAGGCAGTAAGTGGTGACGAGTTCGCGTTTGTCGCCTACGTCACGAGAGCGCAGGTCGGAGGAATCGTGGCCTACTGCAAGGCGAACGGCATCCATGGCAAGGCAATCAAGACTAACGGCAAGAGGTACGAGCTAACGGAGGTTGAATAATTGTCTGAGACTCGCATCGTGGCACAGCCGCGAACTCTCACAATGAACGAGGAGATCGCGTTCGCAAACACGGTGGCAGGTGGAAACCTGCTGCCAGACTCATACAGGAACAACCCGGCGAACGTCGTCATTGCGGTGAACCTCGGCCAGTCCATGGGCCTGAGCCCTGCCGAGAGCCTTTACCGCATCAACGTCATCAAGGGCAAGCCGACCGCGAGCGCGGAGCTCATAGCCGCGCAGGTGCGCAAGGCGGGGCACAAGCTGCGCATCGAGAAGGACGAGAAGAACACGAGCGTCACGGCGACGGTCGTTCGCTGCGATGATCCTGACTACCCGATTAGCGTCACGCGAGACGCGGCGTGGGCACAGCGAATGGGCCTTGCTTCCAAGGAGAACTACCGCAAGCAGCCAATGACCATGCTCACGTGGAGGGCAATCACGGCTGCGGCGCGCGAGGCATGCCCAGAGGCGCTGTATGGAGTCGCGTACACGCCAGACGAGATGCACGACTTCGACAAGCCCGAACCAAGGCCCGTGGAGGCGGAGGTTTCGGCACCGGCAGAGGACGCGCAGGCAACGGACCTTTCAGAGGTCCGCTCGCTGTTCAAGGACTACGTTGCGGCTCGCGGAGGCATCGACCCGGCGAGCGCGACGAAGGAGCTCTGCGAGTTCGCAGGAGTCCCCGACATGCACAGCATGACGCAGGAGCAGGCGGACGCGACCGCAGACGCGATGAGAAAGACCATAGGCGCGGCATACGGCAACGCCCAGGGAGGTGAGGTCGAGGACGATGGCGGCGCCGTCGAACCAGACGTTTACGAGGAGGATGTTGAATTCTAATGAGCATCAATAATGTAACGATTAGCGGTAACATCGTGCGCGACCCCGAGTTGAAGCAGACGCGAAGCGGGGCGTCCGTGCTCGCGTTCTCCGTCGCCGTGAACGAGCGTCGCAAGAACGGCGACCAGTGGGAGGACTACGCGAACTTCATTGACTGCACCATGTTCGGGACGCGCGCCGAGAAGATGGCCCAGTACCTTCACAAGGGCTCGAAGGTGTCGGTCCAGGGGAAGATTCACCAGGACCGCTGGCAGGACAAGCAGACCGGCTCCAACCGCAGCCGAATCGGGGTTCTGATTGACCAGATCGAGTTCATGTCCCCGCGAGGGCAGGGTCAGCAGCAGGCCACCCAGACGCTCCCACAGGTCGGACAGGCGCAGTTGCAGCAGGTTCCGCAGGTCAGGCAGGCACCGCAGCAGCCGAATCAGTCTCAGTACGTGTATGACGATGACGTTCCTTTCTAGGGAGGATTGCTAATGGCCGTGCCAGTGATGACGGACGAGCAGCGCGCGCAGGCGCTCGAAAAGGCGATGGAGACGCGCAAGGAGCGGGCAAGGCTTCTTGCCGCAGTCAAGGACGGGGAGATGACCGCGAGGGAGTTCGTGGAGCGCGGAGACGGCGTTACTGGAAAGACGCGCGTCAAGCAGCTCCTCACCCGTCTCCATGGAATCGGTGCGAAGACGGCGGAGAGCATCCTCGCGGAGCTCAAAATCCGCGAGAACGCCCGCGTCTGCGGGCTCACCGACAAGCAGCGCGAGCGACTTCTGGACTACATCGAGAACCGCTAGGGGAGTGGTCGGGCCTTGGTAATCTACGAGTCTATGATCGAGGCGGCCGAGGTCCTTAGCGAAGAGCAGCAGGCCGGGCTTTACCTCGCCGTCGTGAGGTTCGTTGAGCACGGAGAGGAACCACAACTCGACCTGCTGCAAAACCTCGTGTTCCTATCGCACAGGAAGGCGTTGGAGAACCAGCGCAAGAAGATGTGCAAAACGCCTGATGAAAAAGGGTCTACCCCATTTTCTGAAAAAGGGTCGTCCCCTGTTCCAGAAAAAGGGTCTACCCCATTTTTGAAAAAAGGGGGTCCGACACAAGACAGTACAAGACAGTTCAATAACAAGACAGAGCAAAGCAGTGTGCGCGGCGGTGCCAAGGCACCAGCCGTCGCGGAGCGACACACAAAGGCGTTCAAGCCACCCACGACGGAACAGGTCTACGAGTACGCGAAGTCGCGCAACGAGCAGATAGACGCTGAACGGTTCTGCGACTTCTACGCGAGCAAGGGTTGGATGGTCGGGAAGAACCACATGAAGGACTGGAAGGCCGCTGTCCGCAACTGGGCTAAGAACGAGCGCAACAGGGCCAAGAGCGACACCGGAACGTTCGACTTCTCTGAGTTCGACACGCTAGACGGAGGTGCGCTGTGAGAACCGTGCTTGACCTTATCCACGAGTCGATAGCGGCGCACGACGGAAAGTTCGCCCCGATAAGCGTTGAGGACCTATACGCCGCGAACAGCTTCACGCGGGAGGAGATTGACGAGGAGCGGGCGAGAATCGAGGCGCAGAGGAGGGCCGCAGACGGAATCGAGCGCATGGGCGTCGAGAACGCGCGCAATGAGTCCTCGTTGCGCAGGATGACAATGGCTTGCGTCCCGTCCCGCTACCGCTCCGTAACGTCAGACCAGCGAAGAAACGCCGAGTTCAAGTCTGGGAAGAACGCATACGTGTTCGGCAGGTCGGGCTCTGGCAAGACAACAGCCGCATGCGCGATGCTCCGTGGCTGGATGGATGCGGGCATGGGCTCTGGGCGGTTCGTCCCAACCGTTGACCTCGTTGCGGCGGCGATGCCGGGGGGAGACGAAAGCCTCATATCGTCGTGCATGACGTGCGGGCTTCTCGTCCTCGATGACCTCGGCAAGGAGACGCACACGCAGTTCTCTAACGCGACGCTGTTCCGCGTCATTGACGCGCGTTACTCGAACAAGCGCCCGACCGTCGTGACCTCGCAGCTCGAACCGTCAGCGATGGCAAGGAAGCTCGCCGAATGCGGGGACTCCGAGACGGCTGGGGCGATCGTTTCCAGGCTCGTCTACGGCGCGATAAGGATCGACACGGGGAACGCGAACTACAGGAGGGAGGGGAATTGACGTTCGAACTGCCTGCGGGAAGGTCGTTGGGAGACATTTTCGAGGACATGCCGCCACTCGAACCTGAGTTGATACACGGCCTTCTGCGCGTGGGCCACAAGATGCTCGTGGCATCCGAGTCAAAGGCGGGCAAGACGTTCCTCTTGCAGGAGCTTGCCGTCTGCATGGCCGAGGGCCTTCCGTGGATGGGCTTCGACATGAGCCGTGGCAAGTGCCTGTACCTCAACTTCGAGCTTGCGGGGCCGTCCTTCGACCATCGCTTTCAGTCCGTCTACGACGCGATAGCGCCCGAAAGGAAACACGTCTCCGACGTGACGGTGCTGAACCTCCGTGGCCTTGCACCGAGGATGGAGGAGCTTGCGACCTCGATAATCGACAGGTACGCAAGCGCCGGGCTTAGCGCGATAATCTTCGACCCGATTTACAAGTCGTTTGGCGGGGACGAGAACTCCGCTTCAGACACGGCAGAGTACATGGGCTGGATAGACAGTGTTGCGGAGGGGTGCAAGTGCTCGATCGTGTACTGCCACCACTTCTCGAAGGGCGCATCGGGAAAGTACCGCAACGCCGCAGACAGAGCGTCTGGTTCAGGAGTCTTCTCACGCGACCCGGACGCGATAGTCACGCTAACGAACGAGACGCCAGGGGAGGACGAGAGGATCGCATGGTACGAAAGGCACCACGACGAACCAAACGCTGACGCGGCGCTCAGGCTCACGAAGTGGCAAGTCGATTTCTCCGTGCGAGAGTTCGCAACGCCGCAACCAATCCACGTCTGGTTCGACTACCCAAGGCACGTTCTTGACGAGAGCCGTTCTAAGCCCGAATTTGGCAAGAACGATGCCAGTTCCGATGACTTATCGCGTGGCAACTCGAAAAGCCGAAATAAGGCCGTTCTAGAAGCCTACAGAAGTCTTTGCGACGATTCCGAACTGGCGCATGGAACCAGAGACTCGGCAGTGAGTCAGGACAGAATCGCGAAGCTGTCTGGAATTCCCGTCAGTTCGGTGAGGTCGGCCCTGAAAAAGTCGAGCGAACTAGCGCCAGCGACGCTCGATGTTGGTGGGGCAGGCGTGAAGGTCGCTGTGCGCAGGAGCGATGCGAACGCCGATGCGCCGCACTGCTTCTACGGGACGAACCTCTACGTGAAGATGCGAGATGACGGAAGGCCATTCGCAGATAGGCGCTGGCACATAAAAAAGTAAACAGTACAAAAGAATAACCTACTGAGACATGGAGGTAGCTATCGTGAACGGCGATAACAGCGGCTCTGGCGGAGGGTACCTGATTCTCGCAATCGCGTTCGGGGCCGTCGCGTTCGGGATCGCAAGGGGGGCCGTGTGGGGCCTCACCGTGGCGTCAATAGCGTGCGTTGTCCTCGCCCTGGTGTCGGCTGGTAGCTCCAAATGAGCGCAGAGGACCGAGAGGACGTGTTGGGCGACTACACGTGCTGCGCGGCAAACAGGCTGTACGAGCTGTATGGATACGTCAGCTCATGGTGCGAGAGGGCCGAATGCGTTCTGTATGGGTGCGATGACGGTCATATTGGCAGCATTGACGAGGACGATGCCGAGGACCTATTGGCATGGTTCGGAGACGTTACGGAAAAGTTCGAGAGCATGTAGGAGTCAATCGAATGAAGAATGCAGATGGTTCGTTTACGATCGAACCGTTCGTCATGGGAACTGAGAAGGAGTCCGCGCTAAAGCCGCTCGAAGAGGCCGCCGAGGCGTTCGGAGCGTGGCAGGAATACAAGAGGTGCCCGACCGAAGTCGCGCGAGAGCACGTGTACTACGAGTGCTGCGACACGATACAGGCAGCGGCAAACCTCATGTCTCGCATCGGAGCAACAGAACGCGACTTCATGCGCGCGTTCGATGACGTTGAACTCAACAACTCCGCCCGTGGTCGCTACGAGGGGCAGAGCCATGATTAGCGGTCGTTCCTATGAAAGCGACATTATGACCTGGACGAAGCGCGATGTGAGACGCCTGCGGAGGTGCGCGAAGCGTCTCAGGCTGATGTTTTCCGATGTGTTCGCGCTGCCGCCGAATCGCGACACGCTGAAACTGATGCAGTCAATCGAATCGGCGATTATGACAGCAGACGTAATCCTCGAAAAGCTGGACGGAGGAGTTGACGATGACGAAGAGTAGTGACGTGCGCCACCCGTCGCACTACCAGAGCGACGGCGTGGAGTGCATCGACGCGATGTATGCCGTATCGCCCAACATGGCCGTGTACTTCTCGGTCGGCTCCGCGCTGAAGTACCTCGACCGCGCGGGACTAAAGGATGACGAGGGCGAGGACCTGCGCAAGGCCAAGGAGTGCTGGCACATGGCGAAGAGGCTGCTGGCGCATAAGGCCCGAGAGGACATGGGAGCATGAGCGGCGGACGGTACATGCACTACAAGCTGGACTGCTCCGACGTGGACTGGCGCGATCACGAGCTGAACGAGTTGTGGCATGACCTCACCTCGGGCGGGGAGTTCTCGGTGCGAGGATACGACGGGCTGCTGCAATCGCTGGACTTCTACGAGTGCGGAGATACGGAGCGCGAGGACTACATGGAAGCCGTGCATAGATTCAAGCGCAAGTGGTTCCACAAGACTCCGCGCAACCGCGTCGACTTCTACCGCGCCGTGATACAGCGATGCGCGGACGAGTGCAAGCGGGAACTGGGACTGGACGGAGGACACAATGAGCAAGATTAGCGACGAGCTGCGCGAGTGGAGCGAACGCAACTGCGGCGGCTACGTCGACGGTGAGCTCCGCGAGGAGCTGTTGAGCATCGCCAACCGCATAGACAGCGAGATGGTGGAGCTGCCCAAGGACAGGGACGGCGCACCAATCCACGTTGGGGACACGGTGTATACGACCGATGGGACAAAAGACTATGTAGAAAGAATCTGCATCATGGCGAACACGACGCACGTCAAGTGCGCGTTCTCTGACGGCAGAATCATAGAGTTTCAACCGACCGAACTAACCCACATCCGCCCCGACAGCTGGGAGCGAATTGCGGACGAGCTGGACGATTGGCTCATATGCGCGTCAAATTCTCACAATTTTTGCCAAATCACAGACGATAGCGAGAATGCCTTGCGCGACATATCAGACCGCATCCGCAAGCTCGCGAAGGAGCAAGGCGATGAGTAGGCGAGTCTGCGAGACGTGCGCGTGGTTCGCCGCTGGTGAGTACGAGCATGGCATTTGCGCGCATATAGATTACGTCACGCCTTACAGGGCTAAGCACTGGGACATGCCACCAATCGATGCCGCTAAGCGTATCCGCCTGAGCGATGACACGTGCGAGCACTGGGAGGAGCAGGACGTTGATGAGTAGCGACGAGAGCATATGGCGCATGCGAGTAATGAGCGCGGCCACGCCCGAGTACGTGGGTGAGCTGGTCCGCTGCAAGGACTGCGAGTGGTACGACTGCGTCGTGGAGCTGTGCTATCGCGACCCGAATCACAGCGGGTACTACCGTCATGCTTGCGATGACGGCTTCTGCGCGTGGGCCAAGAAGCGGGAGGACTAGCGATGAGTGTGGCAGGCTGCGAGTGTCCAAACTGTTGCAGGCCGTTCACGGTCAAGTGGGAATTCGACACGCTCAAGACAGCATACCTTCACGACGAGGACGGAGAGGCGGTAACCGACAGTGACTGCTTGGACGCCACGCGCGTAGTGTACCAGCGCCACGTGACGTGTCCACTTTGCGGTGCGCGCCTGTGCCTTGAGCACGAGCTTTTGCCGTGGTTCTACGCGAGCAAGGAGGACTAGCGATGAACGGATTCGAGCGAGTTCATGAGTGCGTGGGCGGCTACACGGACGCGGGGCAGCATGAGGTACACACTGACGAGCCGATTGTGCGCTGCGCCGACTGCGAGTGCTCATATGCTCCGGAGCACTTCATGCCGGGGCGTCTGATTTGCAAGCTGAACAACGGCGTCTGGAAGCCGGGCGACTTCTGCTCGCGCGGCGTTCCGGTGGCAGAGACGAGGAGGACGAACGATGAGTGATTCGAAGTTGTACTTCATTGAGTTGGGAGAGGACAACGGGCCGCTCGTGCCCATGCTCAGGCTCACCCGCTGTAAGGAGTGCGTCCACTCTAGGGTGCACCCGATTGAAGGATGGCTCGCCTGCAAGCGCTTCGGTGTGCCTTTGCCGAGCGATGACGGCTTTTGCATGTGGGGAGAGACGGAGGAGGATTACGCCGATGAGTGACAAGCAGGCGCGTCTCGTGTGGCGGCTCGCAAACGACCGAAACGGCGGCACGAGCGAGATGTGGGACACAGGAGACGGCGACGGCTTTTACGTGGACTTCAACCCGTGCCCAGCGGACACGGGAGTTCCAGAGACGATGGCTTTCCCCGCTGACCCGCGCCGAGATGCCGTGAAGGACTGGGGCGAGCTTGGGGTTTGGTACGAGGACGCCACGGGCGGCAAGGCCATTCGCGAGCTTGGATACGAACCTATTGAGGATGACTAGCGATGGCATACAGCGACTACGGAGCGTTCGTGTACCTCAACGGAAAGCGCAGGGAGGACAAGGAGGACGTGGGCGTATACGACACCGACGAGGCCTCCTTGCCTACTGGACTCCGCATATACGCGAACATTATGAAGCACCCTGACGGCTGTGAGTGGTTCGAGCATTCACACCATGGAGTCATGGGAGACGGTATCGTGCGTGTCGGATGCCACAAGCAGGGATGGCCAGAGTTGTACGAGTGGGGGAACGGCAAGGACAAGCCGACCCTGTACACGTTTGACGACCTTTCACGCAAGTTCGGATGGGACGATTACGAGCTGTACGGAGACAAGAGGTTCCCAACAGATGAGTACGACAAGGAGTTCGACTTCCTGGGATGGCACTTCGACTTCTGGGGAGACGATTGCGGCGGCACGCCGAAGTACGGAGCGACCATGAGCTGCAACAAAGAGTATTGGATATGCGAATACGACTATGGGTTTGGAGCTGGTTTTGATGACATCCACTAGCGAAGAGCTTCTGCCGTGCCCGTTCTGCGGAGGTAGGGCGCACGTCAGGCGCAAGATTTCCTACCGTAGGACGGGGCGCAAGGCGACTGTGTTTGACTTCCAGCCAGGCATGCCAGAGCTCGGGATTCACGACCGCGAGGTTGAGAACGAGGTGGACGTGCTCGATTGGAGTTTCGGCTTTCAGGTGTGGTGCGGCAGGTGCAAGGTCAAAACGCCATACAAGTTCGGGCCGTGGCACGCATACACGGATGACGAGATTGAAGAGCTTGGCCGCGAGGACTTCCACAACCACGCCCCCGGAAGCGATGACGAGCCAGCAAGGCTCGCAGCAATCGACGCATGGAACAGGAGGACCAATGACGCCGACTAGCGAGGAGCGCCGCGCGGTGGCGGAAAGGCTGAGGGAGTTTGCGGACACTGACGTGTGGCTGAGCGCGATGTTTGCGGAGCTCGAAAAGTTTGGCGATACCGACAGGCCGCGTGCTGACGCGATTGCCGACCTGATAGACCCGACGTGCGAGATGGTTGTCAAGAACGGCCATGCGTGCTGCGGAAAGTGCGGGCACAGGCTGGCTGGCGAGTGCGAGGTCGAGGAGGACTACTACGAGTTCAGGCCTTTTTGCCCGGACTGCGGATCGAGGGTGGTGGTGGACGATGACAACGAGTGATGAGCGCCGCAAGGCCGCTGAGCTAATGCGCAATGAAGCAAACGACTTTCGCCGACTTGGTGAAGAGTACAGCGATGCATGGACTGTCGATTTGGGAGATGTGCCAGCAATATTCCAAGACATTGCGTACTATGTTGGGCTTGACGGCGTTGTTCGTGACGATGCGATTTTCGACCGCATCGCAGACTACATTGACCAGACGTGCCATATGGCGGATTGCGAGTGGGACAACGGCGAACGCACGTGGGGCTGCGTATGCTCCGCCTGTGGAGCGCACATCGAGCACACGCGCGGCTGCTTTCTTGATTACTGCCCACACTGCGGGGCGAGGTGCATTGACGATGACTAGCGAGGTGATGCCGTATGAGCGACGTTGTTAGCTGCATCCTGTTCGCGTGCGTGATCGCGTTCCTCGCGTTCTGCGCGTGGTGCTGGATGTGGCCGAGGTGATGCGGATGGATGCAGAGTCAAGACGCCTTTGGCACAGGTGCGGATCGTGTTCTCACTACGTCAATGGGCTTTGCAGGGAGCCGCTGGGGATGCTGTTCGACGTGTCGAGCGACGGAAACATCGTAGACCTGGTATGCGATGTTGACGAGATGGACTACTGCTCCAACTGGAAGGCGATAAAGAGGGTTGTGAAGTGAGGTACATAAGCGTATTCAGCGGGATAGAGGCCGCGAGCGTCGCGTTCCGGCCGCTCGGATGGGAGCCAGTCGCGTTCTCCGAGATAGACCCGTTTCCGTGCGCAGTGCTGCGAGAGAGGTTTCCAAGCGTCCCGAACCTAGGTGACATATCGGAGGTCGATTGGAAGCCGTACAGGGGCAAGGTTGACTTGGTTGTCGGCGGATCTCCTTGCCAAAGTTTCTCAATATCTGGAAAGAGGGAGGGACTGCGTGGAAAGTCAGGGCTCATGTTCGAGTTCATTCGATGCGTTCGAGAGGTGCGCCCTCGATGGTTTCTTTGGGAGAACGTCCCAGGAGCGCTCTCGGTCGATGGTGGAGCGGCGTTCGGACAGCTGCTCCACGAAATGGCTGACGGGGGGGGTTACGGATGCGCATGGCGCGTGCTTGATGCTCAGTTCTTCGGAGTGGCCCAGCGACGCCGCCGTCTCTTTCTTGTCGGACGTGCTGGAAACGGATACAAGGAGGCTTGCCAAGTACTTTTTGAGCCCTCGTGCGTGCTCGGGAGTCCTGCGGAGGGCAAGGAAAAGAGGGCGGAGCTTGCCGCATGTTCTGGAAGAGACGTTAATACTACAGTCGCGGTAGGAATTGCGGCCAACCAACGCGGCGAAGTGCGCCTTGATGGCGGAGACGGAGCGACGATTGGTGCGATTCCCGCAACGAGGAGCGGTAAGCAGCTGCAAGGCGTGCTCACATTGGCTTCTGGACAGGCGAACGCGGAGATAGGTGAGGACATGTGCCCAACGCAGTCTGCAAGGCAGTACAAGGACCCGCCTATCGTCCTAAGCGACCTCAACACGCGAGGTGCCATAGACGTTGACGTTGCGGGCACGTTGAAAGTCGGCGGAGAGGTGCCGTCCGTGATGACAAGGGGCGTGGTTTCTCATGCCGAGTGACGTTAGCAAAACTAACGCTAGGTACGTCGTGAGAAGGCTCACGCCAACAGAGTGCGAGATGTTGCAGGGCTTCCCGCGTGACTGGACCAGGGTGCCGTACCACGGGAAGCCTGCCGATAAGTGCCCAGACACTCCGCGATACAAGGCGATAGGCAACTCGATGGCCGTCCCAGTGATGCGCTGGATCGGCGAGCGCATGCGCATGGTTGACGGAGACGAAGAAAGCGACGGGCAGCAGAGACTAGACATTTAGGAGGTTGCTGCGTGAACGATATCAGCGTTCCGAACGCAAAGCGCCGAAGGATGAAAGAGGAGCTAGAGCGAGTGCTCTACGGCGTTGACAAGGTGTCGGACGTTCTGTACAGGGATGACCCGGCGTGTCAGGACCTCTACCTGTTCGACCTTCTCAGGGCCGCGTTCGGCTCGATGCGCGGAGGTCACAGACGCGCGTACATGGTGATGACGGAAATGCACGTCGTTGCCTACAGGAGAGTCCGAGGGCTCAGGGATTCACAGAAGGAGTGGCTGGCGAGGAGGTTCGGTTGACGAGGGTTGACGCCGATTCGGTTGCGCGGATGCTCACTGGAATGAAGGGGCCGCGCGGGCTCTGCTCCAAGCTCTCGGCGCTGTACGTCGAGCTTGACGAGCTGCAAGACTCGCCAGCGAGGTTCGGCGGGATGACTGTCGGCGGAAGCTCGCACACCAACAGCATTTCCGATTCGACGTTCCGCGACTCTATGAACCTCATGTTGGCAACGAAGAAGATAGAGGCGAGCATAGACTCCATCGAACGTGCCATAGGTGCCGTAGGAACGTGCCTGTCCTCGATGAAGCACGGAGACGTGGTAGCGGACTACTACCTAGACGATAGCGGAGAGATCACGTGGCAGGCACTTGCCGACGAAAGCGGAGTCTCGTTCAGGACAGTCATAAACTGGCGAAACTCGTGCCTTGCGAAGATGACCGAGAGGTCGGCGTCGTGGATGCCGTCTTGCGAGTGGCTTCTCTGATAACTTGCAGCCATGAATAGGAATTTAGGCAATCAATAAGCCAACGCACATAAGTTATGAAAAAAGTGGGAGGGCCGTTAAGCCCTCCCACCTGCGGTTTCGTTGGTCGGGGTGACTGGATTCGAACCAGCGACCCTCTGCTCCCAAATAAGCGAACGTTGTAATAATAACACCGTCTGACCTGCGAAGTCAAGAACGAATATTGTTCGGCGTTTCTCTGTGTTTATCCGTGCTTATTCGTGCTTTAGGCACGATAAGGATATAAAAAAGTGAACATAAAATTATTTAATTAATGAATTGATTAAGCCTGCACGATACCGCTGCGACCGCCCATGGGCTATATTGTACCGCTCACAAATAGGGGCGCACTCACGCTTGCATTGTGTGTGTGCCGCTACAAAAAGACCCACGCAGTGCGCTTTTCGTGAGAGGCGGCGTGGGTTTACTGGGGCTAAGTATAACGCAAAAAATGCCACGCCCACCAGCCGAAATGGCCGATGGACGGGGCTTATGTTCCGTCATGCCACGACGTAGCACACGGAACCCATCCTCGTTCCGTCAGAGCCGCTTCCGCCTTGGTTCCCAACCACTATTGTGCCGTCGGTGTTCACGAACATGACGCCAGTGATGGAGCCACCATTCTGCGTCGCAACATGAGCGTTGATGCCAGCCTTCGGACGGAATTCCTGAGGGAGCACGTACGGGCAGCTAACGCTATCCCAGCTCCCCGAGCCAGTCTTGACTCTCGCGGTAATCGACACCACAACACCGTTCGTGCATACGTACCAACCGTTGCTGTTGTACAGAACCGTTCCTGCGCCAGCGATGAGTCCCATGCTCATGCGACCACCGCCGTGGACGCTACTTGTACTTGACCCCGATTACGTAAAACACCATGTAGGTTGAGAAGTTGTCCTCCCTTCCAGCTGCGTTCACGCCAGAATTGCTCGTCTGAGCCTTTGTGTTGAGCCAGAAGCCGGAGCCGACTGCGATTTTCGTCCCGCTCGCTAACAGCGAGGCTGATACCATCTGAATCGTTGCGGTGCCGACGAGCTGAGATGTCGTGAATGACAGGTGAGCGCCAGTCTTGCCGTCGCGCGTGATGACTGGTCCCTCGCAGCAGACAACGTTCCAGTCCGAGCCGTCCTTCTTCGCCACCGCGACGCGGATTGCGTCGAAGTTCGATACGTCTTTCGACAGGGTGACCGAGCCTGTTTGCACACCAGACGAGGACTGGAACAAGACCTCCTCGTGAGGCGCAACGAGACTCATGCTCATACGGCACCACCAGCCGCGTGAGCATTATACTCTCTCTCAGTTTGCGACATTGACTCTCCTATTCGACGAGGTACGTTGCCCCGCCCTTGACCACGACGAGGCATGGCGTTGTGTGCTCGGACTTGACCGTGGACTCCGTTGGCGTGGTGATGTAGTAGTAGGCTGGTATGCGCTTTTCCATCTCAAGCGCGATTGCGTCCACGCTGCTCTCTAGGTCCTTGTTGCTAGAGCCACCGATAACGTCCCATTTCGAGTTGACGTACATCCACTGGTCGTATGCGTCGTTGTCCTCAGCCGTCACCTTTGGGGTGAGGTAGATTGTCGCCGAATCGCCAGTAAGTGTAGGGACGTTCACGCCGTTTGACTGCGAGTACTCTGAGGACGTGCAGATGTGGAACTTGACGCCACCTGCGTCTCCCCTCGGCCCCCTCAGCGCTTCTAGCTGGGCAGAAGTGAAGTCCGAGTACTTGAATGCGTCTCCCTTGTCTCCCTTGTCGCCCTTCGGGATGCCGAGTTGCAGGACGTTGGACACGATCTTTGCCGTCGCTTGCGATGACGGTGAGAGCGTGGTGGCCGACGCCGACTTGACGTACGTGCTCTGCCTAGTGCTCTCGTTTGCCTGACGCTGCGCCTCGTTCGTCTGGCGCTGCGTCTCTGCCGCTTCACGCGCGTCCTCGGCGTCGATGCGCTTCTTCTCGTTCTCGACGCGCGTGCTCTCGACGGTTACGCGCTTGGACTCGGCATCCCTGATATCGGCGAGAGCGTTGACCAGCGAGTTCTTTATCTGCTCGAAAATCTCTGGGTTCGCGTTAGCGGCAAGCATGGCAAGATCGTCAATCGTTGCCATGCGCTTCGTTACGCCAGCGCTCGTGCAGATGTAGACGGCCTTACCGTCAACTGCGGACGAGTCACCAGACAGAACGACCGCCCACTCGCCAGGGAGCATGCTTTCCGCGTCGAACTTCGAGTATTCGCCACGGCGCATCTGTATCGCCACGGGCTACCTCCAATCGACATCCTAGAACCGTCCAGCGTTAATCGCCTGCTGCATCTTCTTGATTGTGTTGCTGGGCGCGCCGAGGTAGCCGTCCGCGTTGTATCCGTAGTGCCTTTCCAACGCATTGACCGTCTGTTTGCCCATGATTCCGTCAGCTGGGACTCCGAGAGCACGTTGCATCTTGGTAATGAGCTGCGAGCCACGCGGGTGACGTGCCCACTGCCAGCCGCCAGTGCAGGCTTTCAGGATGCCGCGATTCGCTACCTCCTGCGAAGAAACGATGCCGTCTGCGGGAGTGCCAAAGTGCTTCTGTAACGCAAGCGTGGTCGCTGCGCCCCAGTACCCATCGACCACAATGCCGCCGTTTGGCTTGCTCGCCTGATTTGCGGGAGCGGCAGTGACGCCAGCGCCCTTGTACCGCAAGATGCAGTCCCAGCCGTGGCGGTACGAGTACACCCTGCGCTCGTTTGTCTCGTATCCCGTCTGGTCACCAGCCTTGCCACCACTCGCCCTACCGCGCTCGTCAATGCTCGCCTGCGCGATGATGGCATTGTGCCCGTGGCCGCTGATGACCATGCACACGTGGTGCGTGTCATTGAGCAGGATATCGCCAGGCTGCAAGACGCCGAGGTTCGCGGGAAGTCGCAGCCACCCACGGCGTGTGAGGTTGTAGCTGAGGTTGCCCGTGTAGGTCGCGGAGCCCGTATCGAATCCGCCCTGTTTGAGCGCCCAAATCACGAGCGCGGAGCAGTCCGTCTCGCCGCCGTTGTAGATGTTCCAGCGCTGGGACTGGTCATAGCCAAGGTCCCACACGCGGCACGCCTTGTCCATGGCCGCAATGGCCGCAC